CGGTCTAGGTTACGGTTACGGTGACGGTTACGGTCACGGTGACGGTGAAGGTTACGGTTACGGTCTCGGTCTCGGTGACGGTGACGGTTACGGTGACGGTGACGGTGACGGTTACGGTTACGGTCACGGTCACGGTCACGGTGACGGTGAAGGTTACGGTTACGGTCTCGGTCTCGGTCACGGTGACGGTGAAGGTTACGGTTACGGTCTCGGTCTCGGTGACGGTGACGGTAAAGGTTACGGTTACGGTGGTTAATAAAATTGAATCATATAAACTAATAATAAAAACCAACAAAAAAGGATAATATTATGTCAGATAAAAAATACGATAATACTAATAGAGGAGCTGTTTGGAAAAACAGTGACAAGAAATCAGAAACGCATCCCGACTTCAAAGGGAACCTAAACGTAGATGGAGTGGAATACTTCCTAGACTTCTGGGCAAATGATCCAGAAGGCCGCCGTCCCGACTTCTCTGTGCAAGTGAAGAAGAAGGATAAGCAGCCAGGTGGATATACGCCAGCAGTCGATGATGGTTCGGCTCCATTCTAAACAATAACAACTAAAGAGAGATAAAACAATGTCACACTATTACACACAAGACGGAACCCCTCGCTATACTGTCCCTAAAAAGGACGGTAGCGGGGAACGTTCCACTACTATCGCGGATGCACGAAAACTAAAGCTTCTGCCATCCGTTACAACAGTTCTACAAGTCCTAGCTAAGCCAGGTCTAGATAGATGGAAGCTTATGCAGGTTGCAGATGCTTGTTATGATGATAAGATAACTAGCACAGAATGGGAGCTTGAGGATTATTCCCGCGAAATGATTAAGCGAGCTTTTGAGCAAGTGGATGATGCTGCTGATCTCGGAACGCTTATACATAAAGCACTTGAATGTTACTTCCAGCGGGTCGATTTCAATTCATTGGAAACAGTGGTAATTGGAGATAAGACCGTAGGGCTACATGAAATATGCACAGATGTCGAGGTATGGACGGAGGATAACCTTGTAAGTATCACAGAATCAGAGCTTTGCTTAGTAGATGGTAAGCATGGTTTTGCTGGCCTCACTGATTGCGTTATATTGAAGGAGGGCAAACACGGCATTCTCGACTTCAAGACAAGAAAGTTTGACCAAATCAAGGGTCTGAAGCCGTATGACGAGCATCCTGTCCAAATTGCTGCTTACCACATGGCTAAGTATGGACAAATCACAGATGATGCCATAGGGTGCAATTTATATATAAGCTCAACAGTAGCGGGACTCATACATGGAATATGGTATGATGCTCCCAAGCTACGTGAGAGTTGGGAGATATTTAAAGCAGCTCTTACAATATGGAAGATTCAGAAGAACTATCAAAGCGGGACAGTATCATGACGCACGAAAAGGCACAACTAGAGGGGCTAGTGGGAATACTATGGGAATTAGGGGGTAGACATCTACATGAAAGCGGTCAGCGATACCGTAGATCCACTGATAATGAGTCTGTAGCCTTCTGGCTCCCTGAAGATATGATAAAAAACGACATTAAACGGCTGGCTGACTCCAATAATATCCAAACGAGGAGAAACAGCATAGGGGGGCAAGTAAATGATAATGGCAAGTGAGAATATACAGCAAGTAACCAGAAAAGACATTGAGCACCAGCTACTAGCTTGTATCTTGCATGACCCTGAGCGTAACGTCATCAATGACTGCGTATCAGGGGGCATCGAGTCGAGTATGTTCGATGGGGCAAGTCTACGAGTGTGGGATGCTATGATAGAGCTATGGAATGACGATGAGGAAATTGACACTGCCACTGTAGGTATTAAGTCAGGATTGTCATTCATAGACATAATAGACATCGAGAATGTTCGGGATGGATGCGTAGGCCATAAAATGTTCATTGATGAACTACTCAAATGGGACACTCGACACCGCTTAGACAGGATTAGCATGTATATCCAAGACAATGCTAGTAGTGATCCAGATGATACCGTCTGCCAAGTGCTGAGAATGGCTGAGGATCGCCCTGTAGTGAAGGTGGAGGAAAACTCCGCTGGTGTTATATGCAAAGGCTTCGTAGAGCGTATAAGAGCCTTAGAGAAAGAAGGGGCAAGTATAACGACCAACTTACCCTCCTTAAATCATCTTATGCCTATAAGGAACGGGCAGCTATTAACCCTAGCTGCTCGTCCTGGCTTCGGTAAAACTGCTTTAGCATGTCAGTTGGCCTTTTATTCTGCTGTAGTTCAAAATAAGTCTGTGGCATTCTTCTCTATGGAGATGTCTAGGGATGAGCTGATGATGCGAGGGCTATCTATGATGAGCGAAACCTCAGGAGGGCTGATTAAGGAGGGCATACCTAGCCCCCAAACGGATGCCAAGGTAAATGATGCACTAAACAGGATTGCTGCCTCGGACATACACTTATATGATAACGCCAGCTTAACAACTGACAGGATCTCATCTATATGTAAAAAGCTAAAATCAAAGGGAGGGTTAGACTTCGTTGTAGTGGATTATTTGCAGCTTATCACCCCTTCTGACAAGAAGGCTAATAGAGAGCAGCAAGTGGGGGGCATAGCTAGGGATTTAAAGAAACTCGCTATGAACTTACGCATTCCAGTATTAGCATTATCGCAGCTTAACCGCGATGTAGTCAAAACCAACCGTAAGCCAAACCTATCAGACCTTAGAGAGTCAGGCAGCATTGAGCAGGACAGTGACATTGTTATGTTCATTCACCCTATCGACCCTAATGCTAATGATGATTGCGAGATTATCGTTGAAAAGCACCGCAATGGTTCTATAGGTTCAATTACTACCGAGTTTATGAAGGCTCGTAGCTACTTTAAACAGAAGTGATATGGAGATTGAGACAATTATAGTAGTAATAGTATTTGTGGCGGGGCCAGGAATCTATTATATGATAAAGGGGTTATTTACTATACCCGATAGGACTGACGAGGTTAAGCCTATGTATGTTAAAAGGGATTGGGATGACAGGTAAGCCTAGAAACGGTGGTGAATGGACTGAGGCTAGATTCACTAGCTTTGTTATGTCGCAGCTACGCGGTGGTAGATGGCCTCAAAAATATAAGGCAATACAAGCCGCATATATAGATGATGGAATAAACCCCGAAACAGGTCGCAGATGCAAACTGCATAGGTGCGAGGAATGTAATGATTGCTTTCCTGCTAGTAAAATGCAAGCTGACCACATCGAGCCAATTATACCCTTAACAGGGTTTGACTCATGGGGAGCTGTTATAGAGCGACTGTATTGTGAGGTGGATGGATTTCAGGCAATGTGCAAGCCTTGCCATAAGATTAAAACTAAGGAAGAGAACAGAATAAGGAGAGAGAACAAGAAACTATGAGTGAAGAATCAATATTAGAGGAAGCAGAACGCATTACTGGAGGAGATAGGCAGAATGACTATGGCCCCCCTGACCAAGACTTTGCTAGAACAGCTAAACTATGGAACACATTGCTATCAGCTTACATTAAAGATGGTGAGCTGGATATGCCCCCTGCTGCTGTAGCCTTGTGCATGATAGCCCTAAAGCTATCCCGTGAGACGCACCAGAAGAAAAGAGACTCATGGGTTGATATAGCAGGATATGCTAAATGCGGATATATTTGCAGGGAGTGTGAGAATGACTGAGCAAGATATAATCAAGGTCGCATGTGATGTATGCCACTTAGATTCAGTGGATGTCATGAACAGAACTTCTAGAACAGTGGAGCATGTAGCAGCTAGAATAATTATATCTAGTAAGCTAAGAGAAGAGGGCTATCCTATGGCTGTGATAAAAAGGATGATGAATTATAAATCAAACTCGGCTGTCCTTCATGTATTAGGAATCGCTGACAATCCAGAGCGTCAGTGTCCATATACTAAGAGTAGAATTAAAGTAGCAAATGAGACATACAACAAAATCAACAAATAAGGAGAAAACAATGAAACCAACAATAGAAGAACTACAGAAGCAGCTTGATGCACTTCAGGCACAGATTAACGCGATGTTCGAAGACAGAAATCAGCGCGAAAATAAGGGACTTGAACGACCAGAGTTGGCACATGGGCAGATTTGGAGGTATAAACTAAAAGGAACTGATTATACAGCGATACAAAACCATAAAGGCATATCTCTTTTAGACAACGATACGAGCATGCCCTTTTCTCGGAGCATAGGCTTTGATGGGTGCGAATCATCATTCACTTACATCGGCATGAATCCCAAGGCTCCTAAGCTATTCCCTGAGTGGATTACTGATAGGCGGCCTACTTCGGATGATGCTACTACAGGCGGGTGGCTGTACTCTTGGCGCGAGGGAGATCCTCACGAATTAATCTTTTTTGTTCATCTCTCAAACATAAAACTCGGCACACCTTGGCTACCAATCACAGCCTTTGACCACTGTAAACCTGTATTGATTAAGGAGGTGGAAGGATGAGTGAGGAATATAAGATTTACGCTATGAAAAAAGGGGATCAGTGGTTCGCTGAGGATGTTGATGGCTCGTGGTCAACGGAACTGGAGGATGTGTCCGTGTTCACTGATAGAGATGTAGCCATTTTCTACGCTGAGGTATCTAGGGGCGAAGTAGTTGCCATCCATGATGAGATCAAGAAGCAGGTGCTTCAGGAGGTGAGGCAGCTAGTTTTAAAGACTGACATCGGCAAGTATATAAGGCGTGGCGATATGCTTGAAGCCCTTGACAAGCTAGAGCGTAAGATTAAGGAGGCGGGAGGATGAGTTGCACAGACTGTAAGCATTGCTGGTTTGATGAATTGGTATCAAATGAAAGTGAGAATAATTATGGTTCCAATAAATGGGTATGTGAAGGCCGCCTAAATTCTGGTATAGCAAACCTTAAATCATTTCCCTTTAAGAAAAAAATGAATTGCTTCGAGCCAAAGGAAACCGATGAGTGAGTTTGAGAGAATAGTATTATGGGCTGTATTTTTTGATACATTGCTGGCAAATACAGTTAATATAGCGAGGTGGCTTTTATTATGAGTGAGTGGCAACCGATAGCGACTGCGCCTAAAGACGAAAGCTTTATTATTGTATTCGCAAGATGGGGTTGGGATTATTATTATGCACCGACAGGAGGGCCATATCAAGCTATAGCGTCATTCGATAAGGATTCAGGTAGATTTATACAAACTACCGAAAACCCATACGAAGATTACTCAACTGACGCAACCCATTGGATGCCCCTACCTAAGCCTCCTACCGATTAGCCCCATCTGGCCCATGCGGGGTATGACCGTAATTGTCCTTTATGCAGTTCTCTTGAATCCATTGAACTAAACTAACAGCCTCATCAAAGGTTTTTATGCGATCAAAGGGAACAATCGGCTTCCCTGTATCCATCTCAGTATTAGCAGCAACTATTGAGCTTGCAGGTATCACCACTCCTCGTCCTCTGTATCGTCATCACTCCATATTTCCGCGTCATCACACCCATCCTCCTCTAAAGCCCCGTCATCAAGCTCACAGAGGCCATGATGAGCATCACAGAGTAGGCGGTATATTAAATCTTGGTCGGCATCATGTTCCCAATAGATGGGCTTCCTGTTGTCCTTGATAATAATAATGCTATTATCGAACCACTCGCGCATGATATACATCACTTCATGCATCTTCTTGTTCTGCTCTGGCGTATATCCTAAATCTTCCATCCCTAAAACCTATACGACTGAGGCTATGTGGCAAACAGTTTATGGGGAATAACCTAAGCTTCTCTGCACCAAGGATTTAAGGCTTACCCTACAAAGATGTAGTATCTTCTCCCGTTTGGGCCTATTTGGTCATGGGTTTTGACTTTCCCTGCTGCCTCCAATCGACCAAGTGCCGTTGTCGCCCTAGTTCTAGCCCCCTCATAATATCTAACAGCGAACTCACTGCGCGTAAATGTACCCTCTGGCTTCATATTCCGCTTCTCAGGAACATATTGGAGTGCTTCAAAAGCTTGCTCCATAGGGTCTGCCCCCTTTTTAGTAGACTTTGATCGTATCGAACGCTTTGAATTTGCCATATTTATCTCCTTTTATTACCTGATATTTAATCTCATCCTTATTTGCGTAAATTTCTGCCCATCCCTGAGAATGTTTAAGCTTATTTATGTTCCTACGGGCATACCCTGGATTCAGATCCGTCATACAGGGAACGTGTTGGCATATAACAGGGTCTAGGCTCGCACTTTGCCAATGAATGTCTGCGTGTAAGTCTCCAGCAAACACATGGGACGCTGAACCGCCATAGACCTCGGCATGTTTTTTAGCTGCATTAGCCGCATGGCAATAACCATGAATAAACGCCATTTTACCGAGCTTTAGAACACCACTCCGAGAGCAAAAGGGAGTTGTATGAACTTTGTATTTACGAAACAGATAATTACTCTTCTCTATTATCATCTGGGCGGCATCTGCTCTAGGCCCATCTGTCCCATCAGCTACATCATGTATTCTCCAATCATGATTACCCCAGAGAAAGTAGTTCTTATGGTTTCCCTTATACAGCCTCTCTAGGAATAAGCAGCCAGCTTTATAATCGTCCAACATAGAGCAAGCCTTCTCATCTGCGCTCGCACCCCTTCGTAAACTCTGAAAATCCCAAGCGTCTCCACCGTGAATAACTATGTCTGGCTTAAAATCCTTCTTCCTATCAAAGAATGCCTTTGCCGTCCTATTGTCGATAGCATCACCATGCGTATCGGTGCAAAACATTATTCGTTTGATAGCCACGCTCCCCTTTATGTTACAATTAACTATGCAGTCAACAGTTAATGTATCCTGCCTACGATATAGTCAGCTATGTGGGATTTGAAATATATGAAGAAGGCGACTAAACCACCCCAACCTAAGCTCACGGCTGTTATCACTTTTGCATGATTTGCCGTTTTTTTTTCATTGATAGCAAGGCGTTCAACAATACCAGGAGAGCCCATCTCCTTGTCGCCAACTAAAGCGGTTTCAATGCGGTCTAGCGACTGCTCTAATTTATCAAATCTTTCTTCACTCATATTAACGTGTCTTTGCTATTCCTGCTCCAAAATAAAAGAATGATATGTTTATGGCAAGCCTCCACATCTCAGGGGTCATTAAGAAACCATCAGCCTCCAATACCTTCATCTTGCCCCCACTCTGAAATAGGCCAAATGCCCTATCTTTCACTGGGGTTAAATATGCGTATGTTGTAGGTATGTCGCCATCAAAGGCAAATATGAACACACCCCCAAAAAGTGTCGAGAACACAGCAAACACTATGAACCTACGAACCATAGCCCCTGACACCCCTCCGCGCTTATCAGCTTTATTAGCCGATGAGTCATTGGCTCCAAGACCCTCTAAGGCCATCTTGTGATTGTCGGCAGCATTGGCCTGACTCTGAGCCGCCATCTTCATAACAAACCCCCCTGCTGCTATAGCAAGAGGCTCCATACCACCTAACACACCTGAAAATATATCAATCATATTAAAACCTTATTCCGTATGCCAAAGCATCAAAGCGGTCTACTGCGCTAACATCATCCCGTATGCGCCATACAAGCCTGTCATTAGTTCCTGCTCTTAGCCTGAAGCCCCAAGGCATACCTAACACCTCTTGGAAATCTATATAGGGCATGAATGCCTCAGATGATCCAGCAACATTATTCGCCCTGAAAGCATTATTACCATTGCCGAAAGCAGGGAACCCACCTGATAGGCGAACAAACTCGAAGTTGGATGTAAGTTCGTCTGCTATAACAATATCCCCTAACTCAGCACTAAGCCAATGAAGCTCGCACCCATTAGTCAGCGCAGCAATTGCTCCAAATTGTGATAGTGTCGCAGTAGCATCTGATATAACAACAGATGTTGACTGCACATAAATATCCTTCTCTTGGTCTGCCGCAATCCAGAACTCTAATGGCGCAGCTAGAGTCCCAACAACGCGCATATCCTTAGCGTTTGAGCCGCCACTTACATAAGCATGTCCATCGTCCGTGAAGTATTGGCGAAATGGTAACGCAGAGTCCTCTTCATCCTTCGGGGGATGGGTGTGAACTACTACGTTTATCTCACCTTCGCCATTGATGCGGGCAGCATTCGAGCTGTCCCTACCATCTACTAAACGGACATCTACCATCTATCGCTCTCCGTCTTTTACGTGTAGGATAAGCGCAGCATAAACCTCAGTTGCTAATGAAGCTGAGTCCACGCGGATACCAATAGAAGATCCTCTAGGAAGTTCCATATTGATATTAGCATATAGTCGGCCTTCTGGGTTAGCATGTAGTAGTATAACATCAGATCCATCAGTAAATGTTTGGTTCTGTGCTGTAGACTTATAAGCAAGTGTTGTAGCCTTTAGAGTCTTAGAGCTACCAAAGTTACGGTTGCCATTCATGTCCACAGCACTTGCCGCCGTTACGAGTGTTCCCGCAGTAGGATTACGAACTACATAAACACCGATATGACTATCAGTTGTTGTTGTGTTCTTAAAGCCAAGTGCGATGGCTTCTACAATTACGTCCTCAGTCTCGTCATTCTTGAAATAAAGAATAGCAGAGCTTGTAGATGATAAAAATGCCTCCTCACCTGTATTGATATTGTAAGCGTTTCCTAGCCCTGCTGCTGCCTGAGCTTCGCCCTCTGTGACAGCAAAGACCTGAGCCTCATTACGTCCGTTTACGCCTAGGCCTTTGCCTGTGCCGTTTCCGTTATCTGATATACCTAGTCCTTGAGCCATAATATTATAATTTTAAGTTTGTTATTGTGGAAAGTTGAAACTCTATCTTCTGAAGAGTCTGTAACATTTGTAAATTCACTTGGACGATGTCCTCACCACCACCAACCTCTGAAGCGTTGCTAACCTCGACTGATCCGCTAGAGATTGCTATGGTTCCTCCACTTATATGACCAATAGTTCCAACGCGGTCTAAGCTACCTCCACCAGCGATTACAGGCCCACTGATTGTTGTGGATCTATCTCCATGTCTGCCGTCCGTATCAGCCATTATGCGTTGCTCCCATAGTCATATACATCAACGTCAGCAAGTGCCGCCATGTCCTGTATATTGTTCTTAATCATGAATCGAATGCTAATATCCTCATCCGACAACTCACGGTTTCCCCATGTAAATTGACTGCTATACTTTCGCGCAGGATCAAAGCCAATGAGGTGCAACACCGCTATGCCACACGAAATCAAATAGGACGCAGCTAACTCCGCAGAAGAATACTTCAAGAATAAATCCCCTATACTATAATCCTTAATCTCACCCACAATACGCTTACCTTCACCTGTTATGTAGTCGCATCCTACGGGTGGCTTAATCTCCTGATAGTCCTCGAAGCATGAGAAGCAATATGTAGGCTCAGGCACAACAAAACATGCGTGATTCACTGTAGCCCTAAGCTTGCCAGCATCCTCCATGCTAAAAGAATCAAGGCTTGGCCCCTTTCCGAATAACCAAGCCTCTTCACCTTTATGCTTAAAGGACATCTGCATCAGTCATCTGCTCCATTCCATGTAACCGAGTCAACTCCTATAACCGATACAGCTTGATCGGCTGTATGGACAGTTCTACCGTCCTTAGAAACAATAGTAATGCCTGACAATGAAGCTGGCACATCTCCCTCATATCGGAGCAAAGCATCTGTGCTAGTCTTATCAGGGCGAGCCTCACAAGTAAACTGCCCAATGGTGATACTTGCTACATCTGAGTTTGCTATGAACGTATAATTACTCATTTCGCTAATAACTCCATCTCTGCAATAGTTAGAATTTTAGTAGACAGGAAGCAGTTAGATGGTTTCCCGCCTGTTAGATTTGACGGTGCTCCATTAGCAGTAGTCATGATACCCCATCCATCAGTCCATGTTGAGGTATCCCATGCGCTAGTTATAGATACATTGCCACTATGAACAGTCCCATTAGACTCTTTGATGCAGTAATCAAAGCCAGAGTTATCAGTGACCGCCATACATACAAATGTATTTGCAGAGCTATCGCTGAATGATGTTATAGCCGCGCTAAAGCTTGTTGCCGCAGCGCGAGCCTGAACCTCTATTTTATCAGTAGCTATCTGAGAGCGAACACGGAACCAATTATCTGCATTAGCACGTAGCTGAAGGATTGTATTATTGTTGCCGCTACTCCATATACCTGAGTCAAAGTTGAACCAACCACCCATCGTGCCATTCCCATCACAAGGCATGTCACCTGTTGAGATAGTAGCCTCAAGGCCATAGTCGGTAGAGCCATCGAACAAGGGTGATCGCTTCCCATCTATAGTAGGATTATTGGCAAAGTTAGGGCTTCCGCCATACGCACCGTCATTAGCCTTCTCAGAGAAGTCTACCAACGTAGAGCCACTACGCTCATTGCATGGAAAAAAACGGACTAACCCGCTTCCGCAGATGTGCCTAACTTTGCTCTCGTAGTTCACTTACTTAACGTAATCGCCTGCTTCAATAGCTTCCTTGAAGTGAGCTAAAAGAATGTCCCATGCTGGCTTAATATCAGCATTAAGCTTTGCTTGATCGTTCTTGCAGCATCCCACAAATGGAACACGAGCCTCTTTAGCGTAAACACTTAATGATAAATTACCATTATTGTCGCTAGTGATGGTCGCTTGCCAAGGGTTCATTTCACTGATACCAGCGATCTCTTCTTTGGCAACTACTGTTACGTTTTGAGGTGATTCAAATGTTATTTTTTCTGACATAATATTATTAGTTTAAGAGAAGTTATATCCAGGGAACATATAAAGAGTTGTTCCATCACAGAAGTAAGGGAAGATGTCTACGTCTGCTGCGCCCGTTGATAGGCTAGGAGCAATGCCACCTACGAACTCATAGTCAGTTCCAAAGGCTAATGTCCGTGATCCCGTTCCGTCCTGAATGACTTTAATCATACCGTGGCCTCTTCGCTTACCTGTGGGGTTATCTAAAGTTCTGTTACCTGCTAGTGTTACCGTAGCATAGTTACCAGTAGACATTACAAACGATATATTCGCTCCGTCCGATAATGTCTGATCTTCGTCTACGGCAATATCACCATTAGCATCCGACCAGTTCTGTGTCCTTTGACCCGTGAGGTTATCGGGGGTTACAGAAACATATTGAAGTGCTGTGGCTGAGTTGTGCCTAAAGTCAGTATTGACCGTATTTGAGCTATCACCGACATGGACTATCTGTGTGCCAACAGACATCATTGCTACATTACCAACAACAGTTCCAATAGCCGTTTCCGACCAGTCCTGATAAGTAGTAGCAGTATCGTCCTCAAGTCTAAGAATATCCTTATATGTGATATGCCCTGAGTTAAACTCTGTTCCTGCCGTAGCCTGAGAGCTGATAGAGTTGCTATTCAAATATAAGCCAGAGTTAATAAGCTCTCCCGCTACATTCGTTCCCATCACAGCAGAGTTATAGGCAACACCGTTATCTACTGTAAGCTTCAAAGTAGAAGGAGTTCCTGCCATTGAGGTTATATCAGGGAACTGCGCTGTTCCGCTACCTGCTGTAAGGCCGTCTAGTGTCGCACCAGTTGCCCATAGGACATTGCTACCCGATACGCTTAAAGGAGAGTCACCCTGAGAGCTTGCACCAGTCCACATGGATATGACATTATTAGTGCCTGTCCCTGTAACTGTTCCAGAACCACCGCCGCCTGTCTGTCCTTCTAGCTTACCCATTGCGAACTGCGGCTATGTGGATGAAGATGTTAGGAGCAGTAGCACCCGACAAACTGAATCGAATCACGCTCCCACCTCTTGCTTGCAGAACATCAGTAAAATTGCTAGTGATAGCTGATGTCACCGTAAATGGGGAGAATAGTGCTGAACTAGCAGGATTCTGCTGAGACATAACAACTGTTCCACCTCCGAAGCTTGAGCCTGCTATGTTGACATCAAATCTAATTCCTTCAGGAAGGGTGATGTCGTAATCCCCGTCTGCGGTTATATTTCCGTCTGCTGGTAAGTTTGCCATAATGTTTTCTTATATATAGTATTAGTATTGCTTATCAAGTATTAAATTACATCCATCCAACTAGGTCAACCTGCCATGTGTCTAGCGTCCCTGCTGATACATCCACCTTGACCTGCTCTGTAGTGGCTCCCCCTACATAGATGAATATAGTATCAGTTCCCCTTGCTGACCCGCTACCTGTGCTAACGCCGCCATCAACCTCAGTTACGACAATCTCATTACTATCCGAGTCCTTAATTGTCATAGTAGCAACAACATCGCCTATATTTGAGCGCAATACACACCTAATCTGTGCAGCAGTTCTGCCTGTTGGGGTGGCTGGAAGGGTTAGGTTAGTATATACCTGCGACCCTGTCCCATTATTGATAGAAGCAGAGTATGCTGACTCAAAAGCCTCTGCGCCTTCTAGTGTAGTCACCCTAGTATCTACGCCGTCTAATGCTGTATCTAGGTCAGTGATGTCCTCGTTTAGAGAAGCATTGCCATCAATGTAATTGGTTCCAGACTTAACAACATAATTGCCATCTGTTCCTATACCACCTACACCCGCTTGCGTAGCATCTAACTCCGCTTGAACAGTCGCATCATTGGTGTCTATGTAAGTCTTTACAGCTAACTGAGTTACGCCATTTACTGCGTCAGGTGAACCCCCGCCTAGTGCTGTGTCAGTGGACAGTGTTAAGCCAACCCCAACACTACCCTTGCTAATAGAGTCAATAGCCCCATCAGAGCCTTTAAATGCCGCTAATGTCCCTGCTCCCAATGCCATACGATCTGCCTGACTTGGTGTGACCGCGTTAGTTGTTAGCTCAGTGGATGGATATTGTATAAATCTACTCAGGACTGCTCCGTTGCCGAATAAAGCTGTTGCAATCTTGTTAATCAGCATAGTGAGCTTATCTAGGGCTCGCTCAGTTGAATCAGCAGGAAATCTGTCATTCTCCACATAATCAGTGGCTTGTGTCCTCGGAGGGCAGTTCTCTACGGTGACAATATCACCAATAGTCCCCGTTATCATATCGATAGAGCCATTTCCAGCGTCTACGAGGGGTAAATTAACTGAATAGTCAGAGTTTAGCACCAATGTCGTCTCTACGCCTGCCACCGTCTTTTTGACCTTTAAGTCGGCCGCCAAGAGGAAATAGTAGTTGGTAGGCAGGTTTTGAGTGCCTGACGTGAGGGTGTATTGGATGACTGAATTTTCGTTGGCTACGGTCATAGTATATATATGTATATGATTTTTGTGAAAAAGCTAGTATTAAAATTACTTATAGTTGGTATTAGAGGTTCTTTACTATTCGCTGGAACTCCTCGAATAGTGTTTCGTCTCGCTTCGTGTGTTCCTGTACACCTATCCCTGACCCAGCCCCGCCAACAGCCAATACGCCCTTGACCGCTGATCCCGTGTTAGCAGCAACCGCAGCGAACTCCTGCACTGGCAATGGGGTGACACCTCGAACGATAGCATCATGCCACTCAACATCCTGCCCGATAACATTCTTCCCTGTTGCCAAAGTCCAAGGAAGCTGTAGTGCTGGCGATGTTTTATACATCACAAAATTGCCTAGATCTTTCACTGAACTACCACCAGACTTCCGCTTATCCGCTATACCTAATGTCTGCGCACCTGAGTATAGAACATTTACTGCGATTCTTACGGGCTGAATCATGCCGCCCCATAGATCTATATGAGTGTCACCCATGATAATTTTACCAAAGTCGCTGTCGTCGGGGTCTAATCCCACGTCAGCACCGTTCGCCTTAGCGATTGCCATGAATGACATCCCCATTGAAACAGTGGTTATGAAATCACGCATTATTGCCCGATTTACGATGTCCTTTTTTCCTGTCGCAAGATCATTTCCTAGCTTAAAACTCTGAGAGAAGAGCATCCCCGTTAGTTCTATGCGACTCGTAGCAAATCTAGGGGCAAAGAAGAATGCAGAGACGTTCTCTGCCCATGCTCCCGCAAGTTTCATTTGCCCACGACCTGAAGCGATATTCACGTAATGAGCGTATGCTTTCTTTTCCTCCATTGTGGCAGATGGATTCGCCTTAACGAACTCATCGAATGCTGATGTCCTCAACATATTGAGCCCAATTACCATATTGCGCTCTGAAGCCTTAATGATGTTCAACCAACTTGGAAGGAAGTCAAATGCTGAGGACATGAAATCTTCCTCTCTTGCACTAAGCGAAGTCTCTAGCCCACCCATAAATAATCCAGCGCGATCTCGTTCAAGCTGAACTGCTGCGTCCTCGCGCATCGCTATGTCTATCTGGTCTGCCTTGTTCTGTGAGAAGAATGCAACGAAAGCTCTATCGAAAGCCTTAATCGCTGCCCCTTTAGTCGGCACTCCCCATCCGTTAAACTTAACGACACGGCTAGACCCGAGTATCAATCCTTGCCTCATAAGGAAACTCATGTCGCCTGTAGCGAGCAATGTCCTTGAAGCGAGTAGAACTGCGATAGCCTTTTCTGTTTTAGTTTTCTGCCTCTTGTCGCGTATGTTCTGGGCTATGATGCGCGTAAGTTCCCTATGCTTTATTCGGGCCGCCATAAGGTCATCTGACACCGCAGCAAAGCGTTCCTTTGGTGGCATAATCTTATACTTCTTAGAACGAATCTGGTTTTCTAGATCTACAATAGACTCCTCCGTTCTCAGTGTCGCTTGGAGGTCGTTAAACGCTTCCATAGCCATCTGAACATCCACGCCCTTCTCGGGCTTAGGGAATTTAGGCTTCAGACCATTCTTCTTTAAATCTTCAATACCATCAAGTAATTTATCTAGCTGGTCGTCTGACTTCTTGCCTTCCTTTAGAACCTTCAAGGTTTCTTTAAGGGTCTTTATCTCATCTGACTCGAAGAACGCGACACCGTTAAAGTGATTAGACTCACCATTTTGAGCTAAGTCCGTAAGCATTCTATTAATTTGATCCCTTAAAGCCTTTCGTGTGGAGAGCTCGCGCTGTATGTCTTTTATTTTATTCCGCTTCGCCTCTAACTCTGGACTAATCTTCCTCTTTTTCGAGAAGGGTGCGATCTCTGAGGCCAGCTCAAGCTCAATAGCCTCCAGGTCTGTTATTCTAGCATCAGCCGCCTGTAAGTCTCTTGCGTTTGCAAGCAAGTCCTTGGCTTTCTTCACCGACTCACGAACCTGAGAACGAACACCCTTCTTAATGCGACGAACTCCCGCATCTAAAGCATCCTCAACAGCAGCAAGCTCCTTAATTACATGAGATAGCTGCCTGTCATCCTTAATTGTCTTTAAAAACCCTGCCTTGAGCTCAATAAGCTTCTCTTTTAGCTTCTGTATTTCTTTGCCCTGCTTTGTCGCATGCTTGACGCTACCTTTGCCCTTCATAGTGAAGGTATTCTTTAGCGCAGAATTGATTTCAGCTTGAAGTGATGCAAGCTGCTTCATATTAGCTATACGTTCCTCAGCCTCCTTGCGAACCTTCTTCAATGCCTTAGGGTTCCGTCCACCTAAAGCATTTAAAACATCCTGGTCTTTTATGTCAGGAATGTCGCCCTTAACCTTGTCGATAACATCATCAAGTGTTGTTGAGCCTTCTGATACATAAGTCGAGGCAAGTTCCGCGACGAGATAACCCATCTCTAGCGATAGCCCTATAGCACCAGTTATATCATTAACCCTCACGCCAAGCTCCTTGATCCTATCCTTTATGCGCTTACGCTTATCAAATATTGCCTTGGATGTTTGCTTAGCCTTCTTGGCTCGCTTGGATGCAAGTGTTAAAGTTTCTCTAGCAGCAACCAATAGTGCCTCAGCATTAGCCGCCTCTGCCTCTTGCTCTAATTGCTCTATCCGTTCCCGAGCAACCTGAGCCTCCCTTGACCATGCCGCTATCTCTAGCCTCTCTTCGTTCGTAAGCTCACGCTGAGCATTGAACTTAGCAACATCTAACATATTCGCTAACTTATATGTATCTGAGTCAAAGAATGACCTACGAATACTCAATGCGCGACCTGCTTGTGTGCCTAGACCCCTAGATGCAAGGGACAACGTATCAAGTCGCTCGATTAGTCCAGCGATAGCAATATCAGCTTTCTTAGTCTGCGCCTCATCCATTGTATTCCCTGCGTCCTTCTGGTGTTGAAGTATCGCATCCTCTACTTTGGATATTTCTATAAGAAGAATTACTTCTGCTTCTGTTAGATCGTGATTAACAGGGCGACCATCATTTACCGCGTCAGCGATGCCCGTAGCTTTGTCAAATAACTCCTGCCCATCACTATACTCAAGTAATACAGAATTAAGGACATCCTCCTGTGATTGCTTATGAGGAGTATTTGTTGCAGATAGTCCCATCCTGCGGCGAACATCATTCATGACGCGGGATTTTAAAGAAAGCGGCTTTTTGCTAGTGCTAGAAATAAGAGGCTTCTGGTCATTACTCTGGCTCACAGGTCGATCAACCTTAGTTGAGATGTTATTACCCTTGTCGTCATCAGCCACCGTTACTTTAGAGCCAACCGGAGCATCAATGCCCGTCTCGACTTCAACCTTTTTCTTCTCTTGCGCTAATTCAGACCAATGCTTCTTTGACTCCTGAGCTTCCTCTTTCGTATTAGTCATCTGGCGAGACTCACCATCTTCGCCCACAGTTTCCTGAACGGGAGATTCCGTGGCATCTAATTTATCCACCGACTCAACCTCAATGTCCTCAATAACTGTATCCTTCTTTGGTTCAGATGGATTATCTGATACGAATTGCTTGGAAATTTGCTCAGCAGTATTATGGTCAGGGGCTTCAATGACGTGACCATCAGGAGAAGTGACATTATAATATTCTCTGCCCGTGTTCCCATCAACCATGCGCTGAATAGTAGGCTTCTCAGGGTCAGCCTGATCTGCGTCAAACTGATCGTTCTCAGTGATCATGGCCTCCTTCGCGCTCTCTACTATTTCTTCCTTTCGGAATGCGTATGCCTCGCGATAGAGGCGAACCTTATCCTTCGGGCTGCTTGCCGCAAGTATGGCTTTTCTGTATTTTTCAGGAATCCCCACAAGTTCCAGGTTAGATTCGTTGCTGATATATTCAGCGGCAATCGCCAAATCGAATCTAGTTTTATTAGCTACGCCGATAACGGTCATTGGTAACGTGGCCCACGCAACATCTCTGCGCTCTTCAGCCCATCTGCCCCACGTTCCTTTCGGCACATCTGGAAACTCATCTTCCATCGCTGAAGCAATTTCCTGTAACACTATTGGCATAGCATCCTGCGCAGCTTCCTGTAAATTGGTTTCGGCTGTATTTATAACAGCGTTAATAGCAACGCGCTTAGCTCCGGTCTTTAGCGCAGCTAATGGAGCACTCTTAATTCTGTTCAGCAGACCGCCAATAAATGGAGTGTCACCGATAAGTAATCGCGCAGTAAGCATCTCTATCGGAGCTTCAAAGGCCGCAGAAATTAGCCCTCCCGCATAAGCGTCCTCCCTTGACATCCCACGACCAACCATTTCTTGCATACGCATATTCGCCGTTGATGTATATAGCATACCAAAACCAGCCACAGGAACCAACCCTTGCAATGTATAGGCTGCGTTATTTAGGAATGGGTATAAAATCTTGTCAGTAAGTATCCAATCACCCTTAACTGGGTCTACGCGAGTCTCTGATAATGCAGTCAACTTGTTAGCTACTTCTGTGCGATGCAACACCTTTCCTGCCTGGGCTTGCATAGATTCAACCTCATCCTCTGTCAATAGTCGCGTCCGGGGGTTCATTGCCAATTGCTTTTGAGCTTCCTCCTCTGATAGTCCTTCACGCGACATCTGTGTAGGGATCGAGAGGTTTATCATCGCATCAATGCGCTCCTCTTCGGAATCGAACTTCTTTAAATCAAATTCCTCTCTTACTAAGATTCGCTTTCCTTGGGAAACAGGAAGAAATGAACCTGCCTCAAAAAATCCGCCCCAATTTGAAACAACACCCTTGAATCCTCTTGAAATAGATTCCCATGACTTTTGAACGCCTCCAGTCACCCCCTCCTTCTCGCTCCCCTGATCCCTTGCGTCTGCTAGAGCCTGAACGATGTAATATAAGCCCTCCGTATCCTCAACGTCGATATTATCGAATATCTCCATTATTTCCTCTTCGGTGGCATCACTTGACATACCATCTACGCCTTCCTTTGCTCCTAGATAATCAAATATCTTCTGACCGCTTTCACGGTGCTTTCCGAACTGCTCTGTGGCATGTTTAAATGATGCCTTATAGGCTTGGTGGTAAATATCGTTTGTGCGCCCGCTGTAGCCGTCCTGCTCCATTAGTTCGGTAACTGCCCCATGATAACCCATCGACTCGTTTAGACCCAATGCTACGGCCTTATACGCCGAATCTGATGACACCTTAACGAACTCACGATCCCTTTTGCGCTTAGGCATTAACTCAGTCTGAACTTTCTGGTAAAACTCTACGTCGGACAGATCTTTGAACTCTTCGCCCCATGTTGCCGCTGCATATGCAGGTTTAAGTCCCTCGTAATTCTTGCTTGCCCTATTTAGGTCAATCTTTAAGTCATTCGATAATAGCTTAGTAATAGCCATTTTCGCGCTATCACCCTGCCTGTCTGGAGACTGAGATAATGCAGTCTGCCATTTCTTTTGATTCTCCGGCTCAAGATTATTGCCAACTGCGTTAATGTCCTCAAACATAGACTCAGTGTCGATAGTGTTTCTCATCATCTCACCTTTGCCTGGAGAGAACATTGGCTCACCTAATGACTGCTTATGAGTCCTGTATCGAGTCAAAGCACCTCGAACATTATTGCGAGTATCTTCGTCCTCGATCCTACTGAAATTATTATAAAGGGCTTTAGCCTTCTTATCTGTAAGCATTTGGTTTAACATTTTTACTGAAACTCTCCTATTACCTTATTCCACTCCTCATCAGATATGCCGTCTGGATTAACATCATTACCCAAATCGCTCCCGCCAAATGCTGAAAGGTAGTCACCTGTCCTATATCTCGTTGTGATTACGTTAAATTGGTCACTTAACTCCCGCTGGCTCGCTCCCTTGTTCTCAGGTTTACTATACCATTCCTCTATCTCATACATCACCTCATTGCGCTGTTTGGCTGCGTTTTGGTAAGCCTCAGATGCTTTATCGAAACCCTTACCGTATCCCAATGCTGAGTCGGGGGTCATTAATTCACGCTCCCTGTCCACCGTCACATCTCTAGTCCAATCTACGCCAAACTTACCTACTATTTTTCCGAGCATCCCCTTTTCGGTTCCGACGACTCTAGTTTCTGGATCATAATCATATAAATCCCCAAACCTGCCATTAAGAAGCATCTCCTCGGCCTGCTTGCTCACAGTACTGAGTTTTGCGTTCTGTGTTTTTATCGCCCCACTCTCTCGGCTTTTCTCAAACCTCTTCTGCGCCTTGTCGGCTTCCTCTTTTCCTTTTGTCCCCATGTTTGGGTAACTTAGAATATGGTCTAACTTGAGTTTGTCTATCTTCTCCTCCAACTCAGGATCATCCAGGTCTAGTGAGTCCCACTTGTTTTTTACTCTAAACACGGCCTCATGGTCGATAGCACTCGAACGTTTCCCTATCCTAGCCTGTAACGCGTCAGTCATGACAGCTTCAGGAATATTGAGCTCATGGTAATCAGAGACAGACATAATATCCTCAATCGCACTCTCTCTCTCTGCATCTGTAGCGTTCTCGTTCACCTGGATCGCCTTAACCTTCTCTGATGTTATTGCGTTTAACTCGTTTTGCTTTGCTCTCGCATTAGAATTAAGTGAGTCAATCTGCTTGGGAGTTAAATCGGAAATCCTCGGGTCATCCTTGTCCCCCAGTATCCTCATTGCCTCAACGGGATCTCCATTCGTCACATTGACAATGTTTTGATACTTTGCCTCGCGTGTCTTTTCTATCGTAATACTAGCAACATCTGATTCAAATATGACATTATTATCCGCTGCTGCCCGAACCTCTTCAGCAATACTCTCCCAATCACCCGACGCAACTTGCTGACCTACTATCGTATTGAACGAGTCTGTCTTTTCCTTGGCATCCTGGACATCATACTTAGTTCTCCATTTTGCCCTCTCCTTTTGTATCCTTAGATCGTTCTCAGCCTTGACTTTTGCTGCTGAAGCTGGAGACATCTTGGAATATTCATCTGCGCCAAAATCCTTGAAAGCTTCATCAAAATTAAGCATCCACTCGTCTTTATCCTTCGTGTTTGCATTATTTGTAGCTATCTCCTGTGTCGTCATGCCAAACTTGAGACGCATATCAGTGTCAGCCTTCCAATCATCTGACGCTTGCTTCTTCTTCTCTAACTCGTTGAAATATGCGCCAGCCTGAGTAGCTGTCTGCATAATCTGTTGCCCGACCTGTGTTACGGCTTTACCCGCAGCAGTATTGTCGCCCATTTGGACGGCAGTTGAAGCTTCTTGCACTTGTGGAAGTGCTTGTCTCGTTACTCGTAATTCACCCATAACTATTTAGCACCTGCTCCCATGCTTGCTATTTTGCCAACAGCGGCAACGCCTGTTCCTACCTGTTGTGTCGTTAATGCTGAAGCCTTATTAGCTCCTTCAAATCTTATTAAACTCGCCTTGGCTCTAGCCTGAGTCTGTTTAGCTTGTGCCACTCGGTTAGCGTCTAGTATACCCAATTCAAGCTCCCCTGCTGTTTCTGCCATAAGCTCTAACGGGGAACCAGCGGTTGTTACGCCAGATTTAGCTACTGCCGCCCGTTGCTTTCCTAGAAGTCTACGATTCTGCACCCGATTACGTCTAGCATTCTCAGTGTTCTCTTGCTCAACGCGAATAGCTTCATTCTCCTGAACTTTGGAGTTGAACTCTGCTGTGGCTTTTACTGCCTTTTTCTGCTGTTCTTGACCGCGTATCGCTATCGCTGCTCCAGCGGCAACGGCTACGGCTGCTACGATTACTAAAGGAGGCATGGCATTTCTTGCGGTTGTGGGGTTAAAGGCTTAAACATCTCTGTAACGCTCTGATGGTTCACCATAAAGCCGCTACGTTTAGCGACTTTCACCAATGAGGGCTTCTCATAGAATGCCATCATTACACTAAATCCTTCAGATTCAGCAAATATCTGGAAACATTCTACAATGTCCTGGTGAGCCTGATGTATTTGCTTAGGTGACGCTTCAGGGTTTGATATAAATAGGTTGCACCATGCTACTGATACGGAATAGTCCATATATAACCAAGCAGCGGCAATATCCTTGTCGCCTTCATGCGAAATGTAACCAGTGGCTTTTAGTAGATGCTCTGGCATAGCAACCATACCATTCTCTTCCCACCAGTTTTTGACTATAGGGTAATCTGTTCCCTGTTCATAGAGTCTTACGTTCATCGTCCAGTAACTTCAAATTTGTAAGTGAGTCGTAAGATGGTCATAGGCAACGGCTGAGTCTGCCTAATAGTTATATCACCTTCACGCGCATGTCTACTTAAAACAGGTATATCTTTAGTTCCTGTGAATAATGGTGGAGATGAGTCCATCGCATCCCCTGTATCCCTGAATGGAAACTTAAAGAACTCTACGCTATCAGTATTCCCCTCGTAGTTAGTTGCCCACTCGATCCCTAAGCTATTGTGGAATGATACAACAATCTCCCTAAGCTTCTTAGTGGTATCAATGCTTGAGCCAATGCGAGCATCAGCTTCTAGCTTCATAGGGGTTATTACCGAATTATACCCTAGTCCTAGATGAATCTTTTCCCCTGTAAGGGAGTCAGGTAAAGTAGCTATGCCTGATGCGTCTGTAGTGACATCCCCCAAATAGTCTCCATCGGCTAAAATCTGAACTGTAGTGTTAGGCAGGTGAGCCGCAGTTACCGTAGCTGTAGCCACACCGTCATAAGTTATTCCAGCGTCCACATAAAAGCTCTCTTCCTTATCGCTGAGTTGGCTATTCACTGCCGATGCCGTAGAAAATCCATATACAACCGATGTGTTAAACTGCTCCACGAAGCGAACCGTGTTGCCATCTATCGTCCGTTTTACAGTGACCCAAATTTGGTCATTCAGTCCACCATATATAGTCGCCACTGATTCGATGATGCCATCTGTTTCATGCTTAAACCACCCAATGACATCCTGATCTCGCTCATAGGTCATACCTACTAGCTTACCTTCGCCTGTTACTGCCCAAAAGATGCTATTAGGTTGCTGCGTGAAGTCAGCCTGTATAATGCCGCCGTCTGTGACGTGCTCAGCAAAGAGCGTCATGTCAGGTGATACATACTTAGCAGTAACGCTTGTCTCGCTCTCTACGAGCTCTCTGACCTTCCTGCCGTTGCGCTGGACATATAGAACAGTGTCGCTAACCATGAAGCCCTGAATGAACTCAGAACCATTAGCAGATTGACGGAATACAGCCACATTTGACGGAGTTAATGCCTTTTCAGCATCTCCACCCATAGTCCACTCAGCCCCAATGGTTCCTATAAGCAATTTAGTCTGCCCAGACATCCATTGGATGCTATTCTGCTCAGAAGCAGCTAATGTATAACTAAAGGAGTCATCATCATCTGTTCCTGTTGTGAAATTCTCGAAATCATCAATCTGTGAGCCCCATACCGTTTGCGGCCTCTTATTAGTGCCGCCATACACTATGCGCTGCTCGAATATGGCTACAGCCCTCGGATAGCCCTGCTCTGCGCTCCATGCGCCTTCATTCCAGTTATCAGTAGCATCTGTGCTCTCTAGCGACTCAATGACAGTCATATTGACTGATGTAGCACTATTGAACCCCGTAATTTGAACTACACCACTTCTGGATGTATTTAGCACCTCTAAGTATGCTTGCGGGGCTGTTACTGACGCTGGCGGCAATCCAACTGCAACAAAGTCTATCCTAAAGGTAGATTCTGTTGGTTGATCGTCCTCAACATCAACGTTCCTATCACCATCGTTAGATGAAAATGAGCGAACGTCCTCAAATAAGCCTGTAGAAGTATTTAACTCCTGAACCTTCACATTACCACTCCAACGTCCTGTTGTTCTAAAGTTCCATGTATCCACTACAGTAAGGTCTGCTGAAGTGCCTGTAGATGTTAGCCCAATACTTTCCTCTACAGCTTCTCTCGGCTGACTAATCTGCCAATAGCTTCCAACATGATCTGCTGTGAATATACCAGAAGAGGCCGTCAATGTGCCTGAGCCTGTAGTAACGCTTGGTGTTATTGTTGTGCTAGTAATGTTTACATCCAAGAAAGGAGGCTTATCAAATACCACTTCCTCTATAGTGAACGTATTAGCACCTGTTCTACTAAGCTTCTGTACAGGATGGTTCGGATGAGTCATGTACATGATGTCATTCACCTGAACAAACTGCACTTCAAATAGGTCTGCCTCTAGCCAAGGTGGTGTCCCAGATGTTAGAACATCATCTACAGTCGTATTGATTACAGGGGCTCCATTGCTGAAGAACCTCATATAACCCTCACCAATCTCTATGACATAGCTAGTGGTGGTAGAAAAATCATACCCAATAAGGCGAGACTTAGCATTTGCCTTTGTATTGGCGATATACTTCATGCCGCCCCTGCGCTCTAAGCCGCCATAAGGCAAAATGGTGCAATTAGTAATCTCGCGGCAAGCACTATCATACTTTGCGCTGTCTACGCGAGCATCCAAGAAAGGCGACCATTCGCCCGCATTGAATGCTGTTACGCTCTTATGTGAGGTTCCCTTTGGTTCAGGCATAAGGCTATAGGTCGTCTATTCCACCCTGGAACGTTCCAGTGACGCGAGCATTTAGCCATCTTGACTGCTCTCTAGGATCAAATGGCTGCTTATTGCGCTCATTGCCATCAACCTTGCGAGCTCTAGGTAATACAACCTGAATGTATTTATTATATAGACCTTGAGACTTAACTTCGTCCTGTCTGATCTGGGTAGCGATCTTGCTTCCCAATAAAACTGCGAATGCCTCTACGAATAGAGCATCGTATGTTGTTGTGTCCTCAACCTCAGCGATATACTGAATCTTAGCAACATCTGCGTCTGAGAGAAGAACCAACCCCACACCGTCCAAATTTTCAATTTCATAAGTGTCTGTCCGTTGCTGGATGTCATGCCCATTAAGGCGAAGTAGTCTGATGAAGTCTGATGGTAACTTAAATTGTCTAGCATACCCGAATACAGGGGCTAGTGTCAGTAAAGCAGCTTCTACGCGCCGCTTTAAGCAGTTCCATTCGTGATCTCTAGCGATCTCGCGGAATGTTATATCATAGACAGAATTTACTATTCTAGCAGTAGCGTTATCCTTGTCGTTCACGTTCATTATGGTGGGTTCACCAATATACGCGAGTGCCTGATTTGCTATATCTGTCTTACTTACTGCCATATCCTTTAATGTGTCTCCCCTCTAAAGGAAAGCTGCGGGGGGAAGGAGAGAGCCCCCCGCAGCGTATCCATAGGGTCGCTAGGACTATGCCTTAGCGAAAGTACCGTAAACGTTGATAACCTTACCTGCTGTTGCAGTTCCAGTTAGAGCAGCGATAGTAACAGTAACCCAGCCAGCAGGAGTAGCGTTTGCTGTAACAGGAGTTGTTACGGCAGCACCAGCAGTAGTAGCTGATAACGCGCTAACACCCGCATTTGCTGCATTAACATTTTCCGCAGATGCGATGAATGCGTCTGGGTCTAAATCCGTTCCGACCTTAATTGTGCAAGTAGTTGCACCTACACCATCACTAGAAGCAACGAAGCTAGAAGCGATAGGCGTATAGCCTTCTGGGATTTGAATCATGTTAATAACATCAGCAGCAGCCAATGTAGCGGTTGTTACGTGTGATGCTTGAGCATAAACAACGTTCGCATACGAAGTTCCACCATTAAGGAGGTTCTTTGCTGTTGGGTCGTTTTGTTTAGCACCTTCAGTTGAATATAGAGTAGCCATATTATTTACCTTTCAGTTGATTATGAACGAAGAGTTTGAACGATAACCACACCCTTTTCTTCCATACGAAGTGCGCCCATGCGGCAACGAGTCCGAACCTGAGTGCCATGGCTCTCAGCAGGAATGATGTCAACATTTGAACGTTTTTCGCCGTCACCAAATACAACTTGAGAACGGTGGTAGAATAACGTCTGATAGATGTCAGGAACAGTAGTTCCAGCACCAGAAGCAGTCGTCTGAGTTAGGTCAGTGTGACAGATCCATTTGAAGCCCATCCATGATTTGCCGTTCAATGTTCCATCCATGATAGGAGCAATGTTAGCATAGTCACGATTCTTTGCTTCATCAACGTCACGAACTAGAGCCGCGTCATCTTCAGGAGAAATGATCGCATAAGCGTCATCACCTAGAGATAAATCGTTTTCTGCGAAGATCTTGCGAGCTTCTACAACCTTAGCAAATGTCATGCCTGAGTTAGTAGCAGAACCAGATGCAACATAGTCTACAGTTACGATTTGACTTGCTGGCAATGGCGTTAGAACGTCTCCGTCCTCACCTGTGCAAGCATTTCCTTCAAGAGCATCCATGATGGTGCGGTCTTTAAGGCGATTGTATGCAAAGCCGTGATTTTCGATTAGGTCACCTTGTGGCGAAATAAGAACACCGAGCTCTTTGCTGTCCCATTCGTCAAGAATGTTCGAGATGTCGTGTTTCTTAGTTTTCAACCAGCGATGGAAGCTATCAGCGTCACTGCGGTTAGTTGCACCATGACGAGTAGTAATTTCAGCCATAGCTTGTTTTTCAAGCTGGGCATATCGCTTCTGGTAGCCGTTAATTTGATCTAGTTTGGTCGTTCCGGCCAACTTAGATGGCATCTGCTGGATACGGTGTAACCAGTTCTGCGAGTAATCTATTGTGTAATGTTCGGGTAATGAATTAAAAGACATATTAATACCTTCCTGTGAATTTAATTTAGAGTGTGACCTTGCTTCGAGTATCCCTTGCGGGGTCTAACTTAGACGTTCGATTTGCTAGGCTGGCTCTTCCACAGAAAGGTATCCCCGTGAGGGGGCTTTCTACCATGACGAGGTATCAGCTATGTAATGTCTTATATGCTCATAAGAGCATGAGTCAAGTTTTTATTTACGTTTTATTAAGTCATCGTGCATTTTCTTAATAGAAACATCAGAAGGCTTCCCCCATAGTCCAATTTTGACTAAGGCTTGCCCAACCTTCAGCTCCAGCAAATGCGTTTGCTTGTCTGTTGTGCGCTGAGATCCATTAACCTCAGTTAGTTTGTATTCAATACTCTTGAGTATATCGACTTTCTCAAGCTTCTGCGGTGCGGCCTTCTTGCCCACCACCTTCTTTTTAGGAACTTTAATTTCCGTTTTACCTTGTTCAACTTGTTCTTTTTTGGGTGTAATAGCCATTATCGTTGTGAGTCAGCATGTTTTTGGTGAAGTTCGCTCACTACCTTCGAGTAGTGGTGATATGATTCCATGTCGCCTTTAGCATGAGCCGCGATAGCCTTATCACGCGCATCATTAGCCCGTTGCATGCTATCTGCCCCGATTCCATCACGGATACGGCCTCCTGCTCCCTGATCTGATACATTATCTCCAGTGATCTTGCTCTTTAGTGATGCTAGGAACTTAACGCCCTCAGCAGTCATACCAATTCGCTCAATCTCGCTCTGAGGTGCTCCTAGAGCCTTCCCAACCTCAATGGCTGTATTTATTGTAGCATCTGCGTCTACACCATACTCTGCTTTGAGAATGTTGCGCTGTTCGTCAATCTGTTGGCCTTGAAGCTGTGCTGCCTGTTCTTGTGCGCCATCGAATGAAGCTGTGTATGCTTCAAACAAATCCTTAGCCATATCAGGGGACGAACCATGCTTATGAAGAATGTCAGCGAATCCGCTAACTTGATCCTGGTTCCAGTATTCCTCTGATATTCCCTCTGGACGTTCCCATTTGTAATCTGAAGCTTCTTTAGGAGCTCCATTAAGCTCACGCATCTTACGATCAAACTCACCGCGAATACTTTCAGGGGCATCATCGGCAGGACGTTCAAAACCCTTCTGACCTGCCATATACTGCAAATTAGCAATGCCATCAATAGCCGCCTTATTTGGGTTCTCTGCTCCTTGGTATTTCTGGAAGAACTTCTGCACTCCCTTATTGTTATCATCGAAATGAGAACTCAGCCCCTCATTAAGTCCATCATCGCTATAAAAGCTAAAGTCAGGGCTTGGGGTTAATGTTGGTTCTGAAGATGGTGCTGGCGCATCTCCTTCGCCTCCTAATAATGATTCTTCGCTCATGGATTTATTTCTCTACTTTTGGTTTTGGTTTAGTGTCAGCAGCATCCAGTGTCTCTGGCTTGCTATTAACACGCTTTAAAATGTCTACGATACGTTTACGGGAGCCATCCTCGATGGCTGCCCTTGTGCGGTCATAATGCCCATTCTTGTCAGGGAGGAATACATTTGCCTTTAATATGGCATCGAAATCAGCCATGACCCGCTTTTGGGCCGCACTTCTTCTTCCTGCCACCCTGCCGAATACCTTACGATATGCCGCGTTTAACTTTTCTTGGGCTATACGCCTCTCCAACTGAATTTCTTCAGCATTCATACATCTCCTTTATTTATAGTTGATCGCCAATAGAATCTTGTAGCTTCTCAGGTGCGCCACCTAAATCTCCAGCGGCTTTGCTCATTTGCTCCATATCTGCCATAGCTTGTTGCTTCTCAGCCTGTTCCGCCATAGCAGCCTTAATTTCTTCCACCTCAGCCTGTGTGTTCATGAAGTCACTAGCTACACCGAGATTATCACTAAGCTTGTTGTAGCCACGCTCAGGATTAAACATCATGCGCCATGCCTGCGTTGCACCTTCAGGGTCAATTTGGGCTGTTTGCATAACAGTCTGCAAGAATTGCATAAAGTCTTGATTCTGACGGGCTTTAAGAAGCATCGCTATCTTAGAAGTAAACTCAACCTTCGGGGTGTCGATTACCATACTGCCGTCCTGCTTCTCACGAAAGACCTCTTGTGGAGGCTCAGGGAAAAGCCCCTTACGGAAGCAGATGCCGAATACACGGTTCAAGAAAGGCTTCGAGAACTCTGTGTTTAATCGTGTGAACGTAGGATGAAAACGCCCAACCTTCTCTGAGAGCATCTCTTGCACCTCGAACGCTGTTTTCTCTCTACCGCGTTCACTCATGCTGGTAAGGAGTTGAAATAAATCAGTGAAGAACGACTGTTCTATCTGTCTACGGCGAAACTCGCTTCGCTCCATGCCTTCTCTGACATCTCCTGCTGTAGCCCACTCCTGCGGTAAAGCATTAGGCATACCCTCATCGTAAACAGTAACACCACCTGCTCGGTAATCCACATCACCTTCCATATTAGACGGAAGCAAGATGCGGGGGTTCACCCTTAGTTCTACTAATGTATCTAAGTTTTCCTCAATGTGGTTTAATTGACGAATGCCTGATAAAATCTCTGATGATGGGCAATATCCATAAACATCGTCACCCCATTCACTGAAACGGCTGACCATTGTAGGCATTTCCTCATATCCGCTTTCACGGAGGACTACGCTACCTTCAATCATTACGTGACACGTTCTGATGGGCATATTAAGCGCATCTACCCTATCAGGATCGCGCTCACGGTTAGGGCGAGGCTCTATGGCTACGATGACCTGTATTTTGTCGTCCTTGCCATCCTTGCCCCTCTGCTCGGCTCTCTCCATGACCTTCTTGGGGATTGATCCAGTGTTGCCACTTACGCCTTCTTCACCATAGCGCATTATTAGCTGCCTTGGTGTGTATTCCTTTAAAATCATCACCTTATCGACAATACCTTTATCGTTCTCGGCAATTACATAAGTCCCGATGTCCTCGGACTTACAGTAAAGCACATCAGTCTCATCCTCTTCCACATGGAAGTGTGACGTGCCAAATGCTCCGCGCATAATGAAAAATGAGTGTATCTCCATCTCGAAGTTAGTTTCGGATAGAACTTCTAGCATTATTTCGCCAGTTTTCTTATACCACTCCTGAGCCGCCGCAGAATCGTTGCCGCGAGGTGCTTTATTCGCAAACCAGCGTCCACCAATGAGAAAGTCCATAGACCCTGCCGCAAGAGTAGTGTTCGCATGAATGGCAGTAGTATCATGGATATTGTCAGTATATCCATCTATACTCTTGGTTTTCTTTGTATTGATCTCCGATTTACGGGGCATCACATAGTTAGATATGTCCTGCCAAATGTCTGAACGCCAATTCTCTTGGTCAGCTCTAAGGATTCTCCACTCCTCGACTATCGAGGCTCCCTTGCCGCTTGCCATGCCGACTACATCGGCTTTTTGATAATCAGCCATTATCCCAATAGAGTTTTACCAGGGCGTGATGTTGCCCCACCAGTTTCACCAGCTAGAATGCTCTTTTTCATCCCTGTGCGAGATTTATCCAAGATTCGCTGCTTACGGCGAACTCCGCCTGTTTCTCCTTCACGGCCTTCACGGGCTGCGGTAGGTGGAGGTGCAGGTGGTGGTGGTGCTTTAGGTGGTTTTGGTGTAGATCCCATATTATTGTCCTAGTAAAGTTGATACTTTTCTGTAATTGGAGTTTGCTCGCGCTCTGCGAGAGGCGGCTGGTGTTGCCGTTAAAGATTTGCCTGCCATAGGCTTAGATTCTTCCTTGCCAGAAATGGCACGGGATAAATTCCTTACGGGACGAGGAGCGTCATTAGAAGCGGAGGAACCACCGTTGATCTGATTAACGAGATTTGCTACGGCTGGACTTTGAGCCTTTGCTGAAGATTTCTTTTGGCCTGATCCCATCTTATTGTCCTAGTAAAGTTGATTTTTTGGGCTGATTAGAGAGTATTCGAGCTCTACGAGAGGCAACGGGTGCTGCGGTCAGAGATTTGCCTGCAACAGGCTTCGCTTCTTCCTTATTGGAAACTGCGCGAGCTAAATTGCGTCTAGGGTCGGGAGCATTGTTGACGGTAGTAGAGCCGCCTTTTTTACCAAGAGCCTTCTGTATCGCTAGGTTATGGGCGGGAATTAAAAATTTCTTCGGATCTGATCCCATAAGTTCTTCTAATACGTTGTTTAAATTTATCTAATGAATACGATTTCAAGCTACCTTTATGTTCAAATGTGCAGTATGGCAAGTAAAAAGGTATATTATCTAATGCTTTATTCATATCACCTGACAGGAAGTAGATGAACCATGAGTTCTGCTTATGCTCGTTATAAGTTATTCTAATGTCAACTAAATCCTGATGCGGTGCTTCTTTGTTCACTGGTCTACCCATGATGAAGTAGTCAGGGGTGGCTTGGACGTAGCCAAACATGAAGTGCAGGTCTACGAGGTCGTAGAAGTCGTCACCATAGAAATCTAGGGCGATCTCCGCAGGGGATCTATCGGAGTACACCAAAGTAGACATCTATCACTACTGACTTAAAGGCTAATTCAACAATCTTAGCTGCCATCGTTCCTGAGAGGGCATATATCTCATATACACCGTCATCCATTGTTAATACTGTCCAAATGTTCATCTAATTACCCTCACATTAGTATTCCTGTTGTCATTTCCAGCTCGTCCACCCATACGAACCCTTACACCACTACCCGTACGGCCTCTTTTCTGCCTTCCTGCGCCACCTACAGCTCTACCGAGTTCAATAGCCCATGAAGCATACGCAAATGCGGTTCCCCAGTGAGATGCCCAGTCATGAACAGGCTGATTAGTATAATATTGCTTCTTTTCCACTTTACGGGAGCTCCAAAACTCTAATGCCCTCAAACCATCCCTGCATTCATCCTGATTGATGAACATGCGAGGGAATAGCTTAATAGCTGTGTTAATCGTATCCCATTGGTCTTTAGGACGTTTCAAACTCTCCACATTCTGAAATCCAGCATCCTTGAAGATGGGCTGCCATACAGTTTCACCGTCATGCGGCAAAAAGTGCATACCATAGCTATATCCACGCTCCTTAGATAGCTGCTGTAGCAAATCAACCCACTTATGGGGGGTATTTAGCTTCGCATGTCCTGATAGAGCTTGCAAAAACTTAACCTTGTCTCCCACAAGCTGCCATATCCAGCACTTAGTATTCATTGGGAGCCCTATATCGAATGTAGTATATACGGGTTGCCCTGCAAAGTGCATAATATCTGCGGATATGCGTGACTGCTTCCTAGCCTGTTCCACTTCTTCTAAAAATATAGTGCCTGGACTCGCTATATCGAAGTCACACTCATATTCCTGCAAATATTGGTTTCTACTAATATTAGGATCGTTCTGGATGTCAAGGAGTTCCTCTTCGTCCAAAATTCCACTCTTACTAGCAGGTAAATGTAAAGAATACCACGCATCCTCCTTCTCAGAGTGCTTAAATACGTCATAGAACGCATTTTTGCCTTTAGGAGTCCCAATAAACGTCGCCCAGCCCTTATAGTCAGATAAACACGGTCTAATAACAGTTGCCCAAGCATCAGGGTTAATATCAGCATATTCGTCTAATACAACACCGTCAAAATATAGCCCACGCATACGCTCGTAGTTATCACCAGAATATAGCCTGATTTCTGCCTTTGTAGGCTTACCGTCTTGGTCTAATATAGGTATTGTGCATTTTAAGTCGCTCTCATTGATGCGGATACCCTTAATCGGGCTAAAGAACTCCTTGATATATCCCCACGCAACATCCTTAGCCTGATCTCTCGTAGGAGCTATATAAGCATACCGCAGAGGGGCAGTTTTCATGTTCTTTCGCTTATGCGTAAGAGCGCGAACGCCTATATCCTGAATGCAACCAAAGGTTTTTCCAAAACGCCTATGGATAACCAAACAGGCCATACGCTCAGTCCTTTGCAGATAAGGCTTTAGAGCCTCTCTGGGGATGATATTAAGGGTGGTTTCAGCCATTGGTTCTAGTAGGCAGCCCCTTTAGGGGGTTTGCATAATGCTTAACGCTATCCACCTCAGATATATGCTTAATACTAGCCTCCTTACGCTCCTGGGCTAAAGCCTTACCTATATTATGATAAAGTTCCTCCCTACGCTCTCCCCATTTAATCTCCACACTCATATCATTTACATAGGGTTGGAAATTGAAGGACTAAGTCCCTTAAACGCTGAACATAAGCATTACTGCCCTTTCCGCCACAATGGGCTTCCACTTCATCTATTAGCAAATATAGGTCGTCCTTTAGCTTATTATACCCCTTTAGCTTCTTACATTTATCCATGACAGTGATACACCGATCCTTGTCCATATCCATTTTCTCCTTAATCATAGCTTCTCTCCTTTATAGGGAAATCAGCATATAGGGATTCTATGACTTTTAATTTCTCATGCACCGTATCCTCGACCTTCTTTTCTAAATACTTAATAACCCAGTCCCTCATTGCGGAAATGCCGCCCCCGTACTCGCTAGGCAGATTATATAGGTCATAGTCGTCCTGAGCATGTCCCTGCTTCCATCTAGTGATTTCATTCTCTAATATACTCAAATCCCGATTAATCTGATCCCTCTCCTTTAGACGTTCCTTAACGTGATCCATTATAGCACCAAAGCTAGGGTAGCCATCATCCATATCATCGTAATCCATAATTCTCTCCTTTTATTCTTAATTAACACTTGCCCTCCTGAGCATACCCCTTATATTCCATACCATCCCATATAGGTCAAGAGCAATGTTTCACCACCTCTGCTTATATAAGGAAGATAGCTACTGTTACTACATAGTGTAACTTCTCACTGAAATCAGCTACTCTCAGATATGTGTATGTTGTTTATCTTTTGGGGGCTTAGGGGCTTTCAGCTTTCTCATACTGCCATACACAATCCAGTTCCCATAGGTCAGGCGCACCACCTCATACCCTTATAGCTTATATTATATAGCCATATAAGGCGCATAGGCTAACATATTTAGGATTAGGCAATTGCTATTTGGTTGGGGCATATTTGGGGGGAGTCCCTTTCCCCCGCTACGGACTAGGTCTCGCCCCCCTGCCCCCCCTATCGTAAGCACCCTAGAAAAAAGGGGGCACCCCTTCGAGCTAGTGAACAACGTGAGCGATCACTTAGCTCCCCAAGTAATGATCACTGGCCCTTCATTACCTTCATCACCGTTTGCATAGTCAGCTTGAAACGAGTCAAGTAGGAGCTTGGCACGAACTGCCGCGGGAGTGTCCGGGTCGTCGTGGAGCTCGGCGCGTAAGCGACTTATGTCTTGTTTGCTCCAGACAGGCGTATAGCTCATCTGCTCCTTTTCTTGACTAGCCTTGAGTGAAGCGACCTTTTCAGCGCGAAGGCATTCAATCTCTTTTATGATCATAGGATTATTCATGAGGGTAGCTGAAGAAGTTTGAGCTGCCAGGATTGAGGAGTCTGGATAGGATTTCAAATAGGCCTCTTGCTGTGTTGTGCCAGTGACGAATACTAGGTTGTGGCAGTAGTCGAGTTGCTTTTGGGATAATTTATTCATCATTTTTTTGGTGTCTGTAGTAGTTGATTAGTAAGTATTTATATATGTAGATAAAAGAAAGTTGCAACTATTTTCAAAGAAGTGCTTGACTATAAAGGTATATCCTTTAATACTATTATCATGCTTAGGGAAGCATAAGAGACATAAACAACAATTAAATAGGAGAAAAAACAATGAGTTATACAAAAGAACTAAGCAACGAAATGGTGAACGCAATTATTGAGCATGGACTTGATAATCTAGAGGGCATTGAGGAAGGCCAGGAAGCTTGTGAACTGCATAATGCTCTATACAATATGGATTACTTTATCATCGGATATTACCAAGCCGAGCAGTTCTTAAAAGATCACCTGTTTGCTGTTGCTGGTATTATTCAACAATATGAAAATGACAACTTTGGAGAGGTTACAACGGATTTAAGCTGTTCTGAGAAAGTCGCAAACATGTTGGCCTATATTGTAGGAGAAGAGCTATTGAGCAATTGCGCTACAATTAGCAATAATTGGGATGAAACGCTTAACAATGATGATTTAGCGGAAATTCGTGAAGAACTAGAAGCGCAGCAAGGAGTTGTAGCATGAAGCTAATTGATACACGCACAGTAGAGCATAAGTCTCTGGTCATTAAGCTTAACTCTCAAAGAATCACCATAGGAGAGTTAAAACGGCTACAAATACTAGGCTTAGATAGATTGAAAAAAACAGGCATTTTAATTAAATAACTAAAGAGAAAGTAAAAAACAATGAAAACGCATAAGGGAGATATAATTACAGGCGAAAGGCTACAGGAAGCACGTAACGCGGTTGCAAAAGATTGGGCGAATAATGCTCAGGCGATTAGAATTGAAGATCCTTACGCCAGCCACATCTTAGAGGATCAAAAAGATGAGCTACTTGAAGCGGGGCTACAGACTGCTAGGGATATAAAGGGCGGATTGCATGATTGTCATTTTTGGTGCTGGCAACGTTTAAACCATCATATAACAGGCGAAACGGTAGCCCTGCTTCAATCTTAAAGACTAGGGGGGCTATATATGAAAAACGCGTCAAATGTATTTAAAGAGCTAAGTGAAATGGTTTTTATCAAAGAAAAAAAACCAGAATCAGCACAACTTGCGCATATCAATAAGGCGATAAAATGGTGCGACACTTACGGTTTTACTAAAGATCATCCACACAGGGCTGATTTTATCAATTCCTTCTGTTGTGGTGCAGGGATAGGGGAATGCTTGCCTTTTAAGGCCACAACTAAAGAGAAAGACTAGGGAAAAATGGCAAGGAAAAGAAAAGCAGGACGGCCCAAGGTTAAGCCAGAATCAAAAGCTGGATATAGGCAATATCTATTGAAGCTAACAAAGTATGAAGCTCAATGGCTCGGCATTGCCAGACTATGCAAGCCTCATTTAAGCCGAAATGGATTCTTGCGGCAGGCTATACTTGAATCAAGTGTACCACCAGGATACGAAAAACTACTAAAGAAACCAAAGGCAGAAAAATGAAAGGAAGAGCAAGACTAGCCAATGGCAAGATCATTGAATTTAACAATGATGATTGCGACAAGCTAAGAAACATTGAGGATATTACAGACCTTGAACTGATCGAGCATGTAATAAGGGAAGAAATGAAGCACAGACTAGGCAAAGACTAGGCGAAAAAGGAGAAAAACATGAGTGGAATAACAATAAAAGACGATGAAAGAATGCAATTTGAAGGGAAAGCGCATATACCTGGTATAGATGCGGAAATTATCCTGAGAATTGATTATATATTACAGTGGGAACACTACTATGAGGGCACTAGGTATTATGGGCCTTATGAAGATCATACATTGAAGGATGTTTGGATAAAAGACTGGTATGCAACTGATTTAGACGGTAGCGAGGTGGATATTGAGGAGCTTCAGGTAGAAATATACTTGCATGAAACAGTTCTAGAAGAGGAGGGCTTGTCTAGTGCATTCTAATAGCAAAAAAGCATTGTACGAGGAGCGTTCTAGGCTAAGTGAAAGAGAGTCTCAAATATACGAAATGCTTAGAGGAATGCCGAATGACTCGCATACAGATAGGCAAATTATGGTAAGACTAGGCTTTTCAGAACCTAACCAGGTCAGACCACGTATAACAGAACTGATTAACAAGGGGTTGCTTATGGAGTGCGGGAATACCAAGTGCTTAGAGACTAGGAAAACTGTGAGACTAGTGAAATTATATAGTGATAACAATCAAATGGAGATGTTTTAATATGAATATAGCAGCAATAACTACATATAAACACGGCGGAATGCTAAAGGCATTGACCAAGCTAGGATGGACAAGCGCAGAGCTTGCTAGAAGGATGAATATAAGGCCATGCGAAATATCTCATCTAATGACACTAAAGAGAAAGCCTAAGCAAGACATGGCTAATCAGATCCAAAGAGTATTCGGAGAGGGAGGGCTGTATGTAGATGTTACTGAGTGGTGGCCTGAAGCGTTTACGGGCATGAAGGAGAGAGTGAAGTCAATAAGCTTTGCAGATATTGACCCTGAAGCCGTTAGCGCATTAGACACAAAAACCGACTATAGGTTAGCGCATCTGACGGACGCGATAAAATCCTTACCTAACCAGCAGCGCAGAATGATGGACATGAGGTTTGACGGAAAAACATTAAAGGAGGCAGGGAAGGAGATGAATGTCGGGGTTGAGAGAGCTAGGCAAATTGAATTTAGGGCAAAAAGAAAGATTATGTGGCTGGTGCTCAAGTCTGTAGCGGATGATGACCATTTCAACGCCATAGAGGTATAGGCAATATGAATATGAATAAGATACTAATAACCCTTATGCTCTTAACAAATGCAGCGCATTGCTACACAGCTGAGGAGATTGTGACATTAACTATACTAGGAGAAAGCAGATGCCAACAAGAGGAGGGAATGAGGGCAGTCGGGCAAGTGCTTTTGAATCGAAGCAGAGCGAATAATATCCCTGTAGATGCCGTTTGTTTAAAGACTAGGCAATTCTCCTGCTGGAATAATAAAAAGGCCATGTTGAGACGCTCAGAGGCTGTTATGGCTGAATTTGAGTCAAAGACTAGGCTAGCTCAGAGCATTGCAGCATTTATATGTAACAATATGGATGTCCATGAGACTAGGGCAAACCACTATTGGGCGCATAACCTATGCGACCCGTATTGGGCGAAAGGAAAAGCTGGTGTCATCATAGGAGATCATACATTCATACAACTATAATAATAACAACTATAATAATAACAACTATAATAATAAGGAGAAAACAATGAAACCAATCACAACAACACTGAATGAAATAAGAAGTCACGAACCTTGCTCTGATGGGTGGGAGAAACTATTGAAATCCCTAGGCAAAACTAAAGCGGACGATGAGCCACTTGAGTTAGTTACCATACTTGAAAGCAACGACATAGCGGATGCGGTATGGTGCTTGGGGTGTCTTAGTGAAGACCATGAATACCTTGTGCGCCTGTTCGCCTGTGCATGCGCGGAAAGCGTTCTACATTTATATGAGAATGAATACCCTGAAGACTTTCGAGTGCGCAATTGCATTGAAACTTCTAAAAAATATGCACTTGGGTTGTATGACGATGCTACTTGGGCTACTACATTGACTGCTGCTGGGGCTATTACATTGACTGCTGCTGGGGCTGCTGCTTGGGCTACTACTAGGGCTGCTGCTGGGACTGCTGCTTGGGCTACTGCTAGGGCTGCTGCTGGGGCTGTTTGTGATGCTACTGTTAGGGATGCTGAAGAGGAAAAGCAAACCGTATTCTTCAAGGAATACTTCGGATCGCCTAAAACTATAGAGGAATATAAAACACTATTAACTAAATAACTAAATAGAATAATGAAAAAAGAGATAGAAATAGACGGGAAGCAGTTCGAGCTAGTCCCATTTAAAGGGGAAAACACTCATGGCTGCATCCCTTGTGATAAAGTTAAGTATAAATCTGGCTACCTACTGAGAGAGCTACCCAGTAAACCCGATGTGCCTGAGAAGTGGGAGCCGACTGAAAATGGCACTTATTATACTATAAATAGTTGTGGCGAACTATACGGGGACGTATGGCATGAACATCGTTCAGACCAGGGGAGACTAGAAGTAGGTAACTGCTTCTCCACCGAGCAAGAAGCCAAGGACTCAATCATATATAAAGCATTTCACGGGGATGCTGTGGCTAAGATGTCGCGCAATAATGCCTGTAGGTCGCTACATGAAATAATCAACGAAAGCGGCAAGTGTCATCAAACCCTAATTCTAGACAAGCTCACCGATCTAGGCTTCATAAAGAACGAGGTGGAGTTATGACATCCAGCTCGTAACAATAAGAAGCCGCCCAACACCAGGGCGGCTTTTTTATTGCTCAAATTTCCTACCTAAGCGGCGAACCCTCAAGCGTTCCATATCCTGCGCCTAGAAGGATAGCCATTAGTGCGCTTAAAAGCCTCTACACTATGCTCCAACACCTCAAGGCGACTCTCTATGCGAGATATAACATTGATGGCCTCCTGGAGGCGTATAGAAGCTTCACTAGCATCTTTGTTAAGTTGCTCTAAGGTGTGGCGATCTTTAGGCGTAAAACTCATAAGAGCAGCAACCTTATTGCTAGGGAGCTATATAGCAATTATATAATAGCTAAGTAGCTATATGGCAGCCATTTATATGCGCCGATGAAAGCCCCTTTAGGATAATTTCTCATCTATTGGCTCAGTCGTAAGCTGAGTGCTATCCAGTCACTCTTTCGATTAAATCTACTCTAGTGCTATCACAGTCCTTACAATGTTTATTGCCCACCTGAACCCGCAGAGGTGGCTCGCTGCGTCAGGAATTAAGTGAAGGTCTGTTTAACTTTCAAACTACGTTCTAAGGATCAAACGCTAACCTACAAACTGCCCCTTCCATTGGAGCCAAAAAAAGGACTCAAGCCACACACTTAGAGTCCTTCTTTCGCAACATAAAATTGCTTATTAAAATCTGTCATCCATGTGTGGTGGAATTAGTAAAAGTTAAATCAGCTACTAGAATCCTTGTCAAGCTTTCTGAAAAAAAAAAGACGGCCCCCTATTAGGGAGCCTAGAACCCATTGGGAACTTAAAAAGAAACCCCCTCACCCGCTACGCAGATGAGGAGGCCAACAATGAGAGAGTGGAAACAACACCACAGTCCTGACAATGAGTAAAATTAAATAATACTCAAGAACTAAAATAAAATAAAACAAGTATTGACATCTACTCTAAAGCCCTTAATAAATAGGCGCAACACACCCCCCATTGGGTGAAACAAACTAAAAGGAGAGAATAATGAATGAACAACTAGATAACGCGGCAGTAGATGCCCTTGTAAGTATTGTCACTAACGCAGCACGGGCCAAAGAGTTTGTGCTTTCTGAACTACCAGAGGTGGTTGAGCAATTACTGGCATGGAAGCTGGTCGAGAGTATTGCAGTGAACCTAATATGCCTCGCAGCAATAATCGCAATTGCCGTTAATATAATCAAGCTAGTAGCCTTCGGGTCAAAGGATAACTGGAAGGGAGATGCAGTTATGGTTTGGGTTTTTATAACGATAGGTATCACAACAGTAATAATTATAACTTCATTTTTTCTTATGAATCTTGCATGGATTCAGATATGGATAGCCCCAAAAGTGTACCTGCTAGAATACGCATCGGAGCTTGTAAGATGAGCGAGAATATTAAGTATATCAAAGCAGCAAGGGAGCTTTATAAAGTAAAGGGCTTCCCTTTCACTAACAGGGATGGAGAAGCAGTTGATTTTGTTAAAGCTGCTTACGATAGACTATCACCTGAAGAAAAACAAGAATGCGATGAGTGGAATAGAGCTGAAATGCTCGCTGCTCAAGATGCACATAATAAGGAACAATCATGAAGGAACTAATGTTAATACAATCGGAGCTAAAGGCTCCAAAGTCGCAGACTAATAAGTTTGGTGGCTATCAATATAGAAGTTGTGAAGATATACTGGAGGCGGTTAAGCCATTGTTGGCTAAACATGAATGCGTCCTCACTATATCAGACGAGATTAAAGAGGCGGGGAATCTAACCTATGTAGAGGCAACCGCGTCAATTCGCCCATCAGCGGATTCAGCACCAGTAGTATCCGTAACTGCTCAGGCTGGCATAGACCCTAACCGCAAAGGAATGGACATAGCTCAGAGTTTCGGCAGTTCAAGCAGTTATGCACGTAAATACGCTTTAAACGGCCTGTTCTGCATAGATGATACCAAGGATGCCGATGCGACTAATACGCACGATAAGACCCCTTCAAAGCCCGCTAAGAAGGCAGCTAAGAAGCCTGAGCCTATCACAGACGATCAGAAGATGGAAATTGCAGCCCTAATGCTGGAACTAAGTATTACAGATGCTCAGTTTGAGAAAACTATGGGAGCTAAAATACTAAATCTATCAGACTTCGCAGCTCATGAAGCTATCGAACGACTCACTAAACTAAAAAACAAAAAAGGATAACAATGACACAGATCAACCATGAAACATTAGAGCTAAACGGGGTTAAATACATCCGAGAAGATTCTATAAATGATAACGCACCTGCTAAGGATTTAGATGGTAAACCCTATGTAGTCATCAGAAGCCGAGACTCAGGATGCCATGCAGGTTACTTAGAGTCAGAGGAGGGGAATGCTGTCGTGCTCCTAAACTCACGCAGATTATACCAGTGGAAAGGCGCAGCAACACTTAGCCAACTAGCAATGGAAGGCGTTGATCAAAAAGGCAGTAAATTCCCTATGGAAGTAATTCGGATCACTATATATGATATATGTGAAAAGATCGACACCACTGAGAAAGCCCGCCAAAGCATTCAGGGGGTTCCTGTATGGAGTGTGTAGCTATTAAACCAACACTGTATTACATGCGCGGTGACGGTTACGGTCACGGTGACGGTGAAGGTTACGGTTACGGTCTCGGTCTCGGTGACGGTGACGGTTACGGTGACGGTGACGGTGACGGTTACGGTTACGGTAAAGGTTACGGTTACGGTGACGGTTACGGTCACGGTGACGGTGAAGGTTACGGTTACGGTCTCGGTCTCGGTGACGGTG